CCCATCTCCCAGTCTACCGCCGAGATGACACTTCCAGCTCCAATCACGCCGACCGCAGTCTGTGCCATTGTCTTGATGGCTCTGATTCCTGCTTTTTTCAGCCATTTCACAGTGTCAACACTTGGTTTAAATACACAATTCTTAAACATGTCCATTCTCCTTTTCTTCTAAATCTGAAATCCGGTGGTTTGCTACCTTGATCTGCTCCTCCTGGACAACTACTTTCTGTTCCAGGGAATAGGTTCTCTCCACTACATTGTTATGTTTGTCTACTCTTTTTGTGAGTTCTTCGAGTTTGTACTCCATCAATGCACGTGTCTTTTCATTCTGGCTATGATTACTGATCAAGCACACCAGAAGAGTTACCGCTGCACTGATGCATGATGAGATGATTGTTTCCACTCTTTCTTCCTTTCTCCGGTGTTGCGCCGGCGCAATTTTAAGTATAAAAATAAGAGCCTTTCGGCTCCGCTCTGATTTTCATTTTTGTTTTCCCCCTTTAAGATATTCTTTTGTACAGGTTTTGTAAAAGTTTCAGCATGGCCGGAATGATCATACGTTCATTCCAGTTCTCAACAAGTCCTTCTTCGTTGTTATAAGCTCCAACTGGATAATATTTCGCAACATCTTCTGCATACATTCCCGGTACTGGTTTTCCATTCATTTGATCATCTTCAGCAAGATATCCTTCTTTGTAGTTAAACCATACAACTGGTATATCCAAAATTTTTTCCGCCTCATCCAACGTCATATTTGAGAGATGATTTTTGTACCTTTTTGCCGAACTTGACAAATATGCCACTGTACTCCCGTCCGAGCCAAAAACAAGATGTCCGCCGCTTGTTACATGTTTTGCGTTATATATTTTTATACTCTCCCCATCAGCCATGAAAGATCCATTGATACACATTGATGAGTGATCCTTGCTTTCGCCAGCAGAGAATTCTTCAACAATCTTGATATATGATACCGTAGATCTTGATGTCCCTATGTGTCCTACGACTGCAGCTATATGTCCTGTGCTCACATTTCCTGGAGTTATAGTAGTTGCTCTACCACTATTGTCTTGTGCTGTTGTAATCTTTCCGTTTTTTGCATCAAGTGTAATCTTACTATCAACAGACTTTAAAGTGTTACTACCTATCGTCCATCCGCCTATTTTTCCAGATATAGCTTCCATGGAACCATCTTTGTTAATCTTGAAGTATTTGTTCGCGGTTACAAGACCATTAAAGTCGATTTTGGATGCACTAATTTTCACGCTTTGCGCTGTCTGATTGATTTCTGACGATATCGAACCTTTAGATACCTTACTTGTAATATCTGTTTCTGTTTGTTCAACACGGGTTTCCAGTTTTTGTACAGTATTTGTATCTGCCTTTTTTGTCCATTCCGCGCTCGATGTAACTGTTGATACGATAGCGCTGTCAGTGATCTTCTGAGATGCTTCTGTTTTCCATGTTTGCAATTCGTTAACGGAATCTTTTGTGGCATAAGTAGATGATACTGTACTTTCGATACTCGTTGCCTTCTGGTCAATCATTGACTGTGTTTGCGTAACTGTGGCATATGACTTTAACAGCTCTTTTGCTGAAGCCTGTGCGGTATCAACAGCTGCCTGTTTTGCCGCAACTGCATAACCTTTTGCAGTTGCATCAGCAGATGCAAGTTTCTGCTGAACATCTGATCCTGTGGCGTAAGTCTGTGATATAGTTGAGGACAGGCCATCTATCTTGGCCTGGATAGTAGCATTCATCGCGGCTGTGGTACTATAGTTGTCCCGTAGATTTGTCTGCACCTGCGAAAGGTTTTGCGACATGCCATCCACACCTGATTTATACTCAGCAACTTTGGCATCGAGGTCTGTGTACTTTCCGCTGACAGCATCGTATTTGGACGTTATGTCTGTATAGGTCTGCTCAAGTCCATCAACAGTAAGCTTCACATCCGCAAGTTTGCTATACATAGTAACCTTGCTGTTCTGCAGTTCGAGGATTTCGCTTTCGCTGATCAGAGCTTCAATCTTACCTTTTACTACAGAGAAATTTGTCTCGTTTGCCTGGAATCGCTTTAGAATCGCATCCGGTGCAAAAATATTCACTTCTTTCTGAAATCTCGTTTTTTCTCACCTCCTTTCTGAGATAAAATAGTAACCTGCTGACCGACTCAACGAAACTACTTGAAACGTCAACCGAGTATATAGAGAACATCAGCGATAGTGATTACACATCGTGCTTCCGCAACGGTAAGATAGTAACTTTAGTCCTTAATATCAAAGTATTAAAGCCTTTATCTTCATTTAACACTTGCTTGACTTTACCCAAACAATATATACCATCTTCTGTAATGTTTGTGCCTGTCATGGCACTCAACACAGGTATACGAATAGGAACATCTGGTGAGGTTATGCCATGCGCGAACATTAGCGCGGGTGCGTACATTCAAACTGCTATATCCTACGTTATAAAATAGTAACCGTGCTTTTGTCCGATTGTTTGACAACGGAAGTAAATCTGATGCGGTAATTTTTACATTAAAACCGTCTTTTATTTATCAAGACATCATATTTTGTGGTTCGCTAAGTTCTTTTGGTACAATCAGCCTAATGAATGGAAACGCTCCGAAAATATATACGAATGGGAAAAACGACGGCATTCTTAAAGTGAAATCTGCTGCAAAAACTTCTATAACATTGGAAATTACTGGATACAGCAGAGTTAGTTTTTTTAGCTATTGGGATTTTAGTGTATCAGCTTAATAAAATAGTAACCGGTTTTCAATCTGTGAAAAAAATGTATCCGACTTAGATAATCCACCAGCTGCATTTATTTTAAATACGGGTATAAATCCTAAAGGGCTTCCTGAATTGGACAGCAATGGGTGTTGCGTTATACAACATAACCCTGGTAATGAAATATATACTGCACAATTGGCTTTTTCGTTCGGCTGCGAAAAAATAGCAATAAGGACGAAAAAGACTGATTCTTGGAGTGCTTGGAAATACTTTTCAGCTCAATAAAATAGTAAGCCTCTTTTTTCAAATATTAGCGATATTACTATTGAGGTTTCAAACACCGACGATGATCCAGTAGAACTGGCTTTTCCAATAGATACAGAATTTTTATATGTTTCATATGGTATAAAAAATAACGTTCAGTCGTATGGCGGCGCTACCTTAATTATAGATGTTAAAGAAGTGAAGCCATGTTTTGTTCCGGTATATACGGACGCTAATGTAGAAGGCTACTTGTATCTGTATCCTAATCCAGAAACGCATAAACTGAAAATTTACGGAATTAATCTTCAAGCTGCTATGCTTGTAAAAGTAAAAGGTAGATAAAATAGTAACCGTCTTTCCAGTTATGCAAGTGCCGCCTTCGACAAGATTCCCGACGGCAACGAAATTGCTTTTTTCCGTGCTGGTGAAAACGCAATTGTAGTAAACGAAAACCTTACTATACCTCCGTGGGCATTCTGCATCTACATTCCATTCGGACGGGATGCTGGATTGATAGTTGTTGGAATTGGTAAAGTAATAGCAGCCTACCGGATGAACAGCACTTGGACATATCGTTACGACATAAAATAGTAACCGGCTCAAAGAGTATAACTGGCGTGCGTATGACGATATTATCAGTGCCATGAACGCTGAGAAAGAAGCTATTCTGATACAAGGCTCAAGCGTCTTTGCGGCAGCAACGAATGGAGGACACCCATATATGATCATATTGTCCGTTCCAGAATCAAGAGATGCCATTGGCGTATATGTTGACTATTTTAAGCCGACTGTCACTGCATTTCGGTACAAAAATGATTCGTTCGAGATTATCATATAAAAAGAAATTCCCCTCTTCCCATTTTGTCTAAAACAGCCTCTCTAATCATTCTCTCGTCTTCCCTCTTGTCTTTGCACATTTTCATGCATCGCAAAAAAGCTGCCATTTCTGCCAGCTTCAAAAAATCATATTTTGTAGAACAGATCAGGCTATGTATCGTCTGAACGATGCCCGAACATTTTCCTCACTCACTGTCACGTACATCATCGTCGTATCTGGCTTCTGATGACCTGCGTACAGCTGAATTTCCTGCAACGGAATTCCTCTGTTCCCGGCGTCCGTGAGCAAAGTTCTGCGGAATTTATGCGGATGAGCATGGATTTCCGTCTTTTGGCCCAGTGTGCGAAGCATTGACTGAATAGCCTGCTTTCCCAGACGCGTGTGCGGACGCTTATTCGACACAAATAACGCCGGGTTTGTGTCATCTCTGGACAAGAGATATTTATGCAGGTGATATGCACAATCATCTGTCAGGTATACTCTCCGTTCTTTTTTGCCTTTTTCGCCATATACGATTATCTCTTTGTTCCCCCAGTCT